AAGCTAACTGATCCACCGTATCAACACTATCAGTCTTCTTAATGGGAGTAGCTCCATCAGTTCCAAGCGGAGACGTAATTATCTGGGGACGCTGGAGACCATTCTCTTCACGGAAGCCCATCTTACGTAGACGACTCTCAGTTTCCTTAGTAATCGCCTTCTCCATAGACTTCTCATAACCAGCAATCTGCTTTCTCATAGCCTTTAGCTGTTTAGACATTGCCGTGATCTCACCGTCCTCATCCTCCTCCTCTTCGGCGGGATACTTCTCAGCATCATCGCCCTCTTTTTCCATTCCTTCCTCAACTGGTTCCTCGTCCTCGTCCTCTTCATGACCGGGAACATGAGTCTTCATGTATCCACCCTTCTCAGCCTTATAGCCCTTCGTATCAAGCTCCTCCTCCTCGTCCACTGCTTCCTCCTCCCCCTGCTTTCTCATCGCCTGTATAGTCGCTTGCTGATCAGCAATAGCGGATTTAATATTAACTGGCTTCTCAGAATCATCGGCACCACTAGCGGTCTTACCCGTCTTAGCAGCACTCCGAACCTTCGTGCCATCAACATCCAAACCATTATCAGCCAACAGTAAAGCTACCTCACCCGCGATTTCCTTCACAAGAGCAGTCCTCTCAGAATACGCCTGTGACGCCTCAGCCTTTCTCATCTCTGTCTCTTCATCCGTCGATAGTCGGGCATCCATCTTCTGTAAGACTTCCGCAACGGCGGCAAGGGCAAGATTGGTTCCTTCAATCTGTTTCTCAACCCTAGTCAAAACAACATCGTCTGCCATAATACACCTCCTGTTTGTTTTTATTACCCTAACAACAGTTGGTCTAAGCCACCTCCGACTATTGGGGGAAATTATATTATATTGAGCAATTATACTATAAATTTGCTCTTATTTTATTATACTAAATACACCGAAAAATCCTAACTAAGGTCGTCAATTTCACCTACAGTTAAGCGTAATACATCATTTCTAAAATCATATAAGGGAACTTGTATTAATTTCTTAAAACTATCGCATTGATTCCCTTCAGGAATAGCGGCTTCAACTAAATCAAGTATTCGTCCCACCATCCTAGAATGTTTTGCTACAATATATTCTTGTTCTTTTGTTACATTTAAATTACTCATATTCTCCTCCTCTAGTCTAATCTATGAAAGAAATTGTTTAATATAACCTACTATTTCTTTTTGGTTTTTCATTACTTTATTAACTTTTTTTTCTACAATCTTTTTTGCTTTTACAGCAGGGGTTCCTTTTAAAATTCTCCATTCCCCAGTAGACAATTGCACAGGTTTCATATTGGTATATGTGCGTGTATGTTTTTGAACCTGAACCATTTTAGGTTTACTGCGTCTAATTGTACCGATAACCTTTTGCATTCGCCCTTTAGGTTTTCCTACTTCTCTTTTATGAGCTTTTATATTTTGGTTGAATGTACCCGAAAAAGGTATAAATTTAGCCCCTGATTCAATAGCATCAAATAATTCATTAGTTATTTCAAACGTTACTTTACCTCTTGCTGAATGTTGATTTGATCCCTGTTTAGTATATTTTACAGGCCCAAGCGAAGGGTCAAATACATCAGTAAAAAACTGGGGATACTCTTCTGCCAATTCTCTTAAAAGCTTATAAGACTTATCTTTTGCAAAATCAAACATAACATCCCTAACTTTTTTCTGCATCCACATAGGTACTTGTGTCTGAAGTTGTTTTGCCATAAAAACCCCCAATAAATAGGTTATATTATATTATACTATTTAATTAAATATTTCCAACTAATCGGAAATTGTGACTCCATCCAAGCTGATATTTCTTGTACAACTTCTCGTGTTTCTTCTTGTGCATCATCTGATAATCGTAAATTACAAACTCTAGAAAAGGCATATAAACTTCCTGTCCAATACCATTCTGTATACATAGACTGGGGTAGAATCATTCTTGCTTGCTCTGGAGCTACTTTGACTCTTAATAATTCTCTATATAAATCTAAAGCATTTGTATGTAAATCTATTATCTTATCTATAAGTTTGTCATTTAAATCTATAAATTCCGTACTTGAACCTTGTTTCTTATCTTCAGCCCTACTTCTCCACTGACTAGGAATATAAAAAAGAGGAATCGTATCTACATATCTACGACTTACTTCATTCCATACTAAACCAACCTGATGCTTAACAAGCTGACGAGCAACAAAGATTGGAGCAGATATTCTAAATTGTAATTGTGGGTGACCAAAAGGTGTCCAATGCCCATGTCTAGCAAGATATGCAATAAGCTTCTCATCTCCCCGTGTAAATTCTTTATGATGTTTATCAAAACTAACCCTCGCTGCATTTACTACTGTTAAATCGTTTCCCATAGTGTCTATTAATTGTACACCCATTTTTAATCAATCCAGACTTCTGATAATTCATCTTGAAACGTTTCCTCACTATTATCGTATCTATTCAAATAAATAACTTCCTTACCCACATTTCCATATTTTGGATGCCAATAAGTTACTAACTGTTTTGGTTTTGTAATAACATGCAATTTCTGTGCTGCAAACTCATCTCCACCTTTCATTGTTCCACAAATATGAATTGCTCCTGTTCCAATATCAATCTCATCTATCCGATGAAAATGTCCCATCAAAACAGAATCAAACTGACTCGTTAACTCTGATACTCCTGTTGAAGCCATATCATCTTCTAAGGTTTGACGAAATTGTAGGAACGCTCGTAATCCTGTAACGGCTCGTGTAATAGCCATATTACTTCCTGCTCCTGTAATTGAATCACCATGCATAATTAAAATCTTACGCTTACATACTTCAAAAGAATTTAAGAATGTCTTAGGAATACTAAATGTAATATGCTTCTGATTTCTTAAATACGCTGCCACCCACTGATAAAGCATATAATCCCAATCCATATACTTATCTTTCATTGGGGGTTTACGTGTCATTCGCCCATGATTACCTACTACACAAGGGATAGTAATCTTCTTAAAGTGTGGGGCCAATAACATCAAAGCTTGAGAAATTAAGTTAGCCCCCCGAATCATTTGTCCCATGCAGTTATCTATATTTGTTCTTGCTAGCTCTTCATGAATATCTCCACTAACCATATCACCTAACATAGGGATAATGAGTTCATCAATTGGAGCAACATTCCGTCTAAGCTCAACAAGGTTTAAAAGTTGCGTAGCCCACCCATATAATCTTCTATTAAAAATATCTATATCATATTGGTTTAGACCAGCCATCTGTTCTAAACTAACATTATCTCCAATATGTAAATCAGATAAGGGAGCTACAACTACTTGAGGCGTTGTACCCTTACTTCGCTTAGACGTATGAGAAACTTTTACTGGAGGAAATGCGAATGCATTATTTTTTATAGCGTCAACAATAATTTCCTTTTTAGCAGAATCTTTTATTGCTTGCTCATATAATTTCTTATAGAAAGTAGCCTCTGCTTTATGTGTAGCTACTTTTTTATCTAATTTTATTCGTTCCTCTGGCGTGTCCTTCTCAACTATAATTTCATCTGAGTCTGGAAAGCCTGAATAAACCTCCTTGTCGTACCATCGCTGAAGAGTTGTTCTGTGTATTTCTATTCCGTATTCGTCTACTATCCATTGAGCTATCCCCGTCCATGTCGCTCCTGCTTCTTTTCTTTTTCTTATCTCTAATTTTGCCTGTTCTGGAATCATAATTCCTCCTTACTACTAAAACTATAACTTTACCACAGATCATACAATTTAAATCATCGTCTAGATTTAATCGCATTAAACCGCCACACTTTGGACATAGTATACCTGCGTTAGATAAATTTGTCAAGGTTAGATACGCATTAAATACTTAGCTGATGGAGGCCCAGTATAAACTGGAATAGCTTTCTTAATCGGAATTTCTTTTTCATCCTCTTTCCATAACAGATCATAGAAGAATTCATCCTGCTGTTTTTGATATTGCTCATTCAATAAATCAAATTCTTTTCGCACACTTTCTGATAATTGATAATCTAATGCGAAGTCCGCATGGTGTTTAGGTTTACTCTTATCTTTCTTTGCCCCTCGGAGAAGTTCATCATCCTGTGGATTCCCAAAAGCTTGAGGCTGTTTAGATAATTTAACATCCGTTATATGGGCTGAAACACCATCAGTAGCTGGGAAATTCTCATCACCGTCATTATTCTCTTCATCTCTAAGCCCCTTAATTTTATTTTCCATATCTAGTTGTTCTGCTACAACCCTATTACTTTTATCTTCCTTTTCTCCCTCCTCAACAAATTGTGGTAACTCTTCTTCCTGTTGTTTCTTCACCCAATCTTTTAAGACAGTTGTTTTCTTCATCTTCTTTTCTGGTGAACCATCTGTAAGAAAAACCCCCAGCCTCTCTATTCCGCTACGCTTCTTCTTCTCTTTAACTCTTTTAGGTGGCCCACTTCCACCATGTGTAGGTGTAAATATTCCAGCATTAGTAGATGTAAAAACTGTCCCTGCTCCACCATCTAAAGCACCACCACCACCATCTTCTTTCTCCACAGCAGCACCAAAGTTACCTACGGGATTTGCTGAACCTCCTCCTCCTTTACCTGTAGGAGTATTACCTTTCTTTCCCCAATCTATACGCTTCTTACCTAACGAAGCTCTAGGGGGAAATTCAGGAGTATTGGGAGAATTTAATCTAACCCTTTTAATTGTAGGCTTAGTACCTTCCATATCAGAACCACCTATTTCGTTATACTTCTCTAGTTTTTTATTTTTAGCCATTATTAATTTTCCTCCAAATCATCATCAATATCAGGACGTTTATCTTTCGTATTCCTAGCAGCAGGAGCATATGAAATACTAGGTCTTGTTGGATTACCCGTAGTTCTAAATTCAGCTTTCTCGACATTAGTTACACCACTTACTCCTAATGTAGCTATGTAATCAATTCCATCTTGCAAGAACCACATCTGATTATTCTTCACGTCTTTAATAACAGGCGATCCAAAGCCTTTTTCTAATAAAGAATCTATCCATGTTTTAGTGACAGGACTGCCACCAACCTCTTTAATTCCCCATTGTCTATCCTCACCTTTTTTCTTACGAGCTTCTGCATACTCATCTATATCTCTCTCCTCCCCCGGCAATTTCATACTAGCGTCAGGTGTAATTCCTCCTGTACGCCCACCATATTTACCCTCCCCTTTAGCTAAGAGCATCGCTTGAACAGCGGCTCCACCACCTTCTTCACCGCCGCCTTCACCACCACCTTCTCCTCCACCTAGATCAAGTTCAACTGGTTCACCAGTAGCAGCAGCTTGTTGCTGTGCCTGTTGAACTTGGGCATTCTGCTGCTCCCACTGTAATTGCTGCATCTTAAATTCCTGTTCTTGTCCTGCGATTTGCATTGCGGTTTGCTGGCCCTGCATTTGAGCAGTAGGTACTTGCTCACCACTAATTAAGAATTCCATTTCACCTAAGGAAACTTCTTGTTCTTTTAAGGTAATAGTGAAACCTAGTTGTGCTAATGTATTAGCAACTTGTACTTTCTGTTGAGCAAAACTAATCTTTGTAGCTTCAGCTTTCTCTTCTGGATTTGGAAGTTGTAATTCCCAATCAGTAATTCCAAAAGCGTCTAGTAAAATAGGAAAAACTTTTTCATGGAAAAGTCTCTGATCACTTTCAACAACTCGACTCATAACAACTAACTGTTGAGTCTGCGTAGAGAGTCCTCCAAACGCTTCAGGTGCGCCCTGCCATGCAGGAGTTACACCCCACATAGCTCCAACCCGTTCTCGTATTTCTTCTCTAACAGGCAAATAATCCATTTCTTGTAAAGTATGGAACAATCGTACCATATCAACTCGGCCCCTCTGACTACGAGCAGATACAGCTACCATAGGAATAAAGTTTGGATCAATCCTAACCTGGGCTGCTATATGCGCTCGTTCTCTTCGTAGACTCTCAGGATCATCTGTAGTTACCATAACCATAGAGGCTGGCATTTTTCGCTCAAAGAAGTATCTATATAGATTTTTATCCATTCCGATAAGCGTCAACGCCTTCTCAAAAATTGTTAAGATAGGTGACCATCCATACGTTTCAGACGGAGAAAACTTTGAAAGATGGATTACTTCGGAATCAAATAAATATAAATGTTGATTCCTATGATAATATTTATACATTACAGGTTGACAGATTCTATCACAACCACCTTCCCCACATTGCTCTAGAACATCTTTTACTTCCTCTCGATGAATTGGGCATAGAAAATGAGCATTTTTAGGTAATCCCGATGTATCTAAATCAAATTCAACCAAAGCAGGATTTAAACGTCTAATCTCCTTTACTTTAGAACGAAGAGAACCATCTCCAGCACTATAATATTCTTTGGCTAAATAGATAAATCCATCATCAATTGAATTTACATCAAAATGAAATTGGCGAAGAACTTCTTCAAGGCTCTGATCAAAAATATTACAATCTTTCATAAATGCGGTAAAGACTTCAATTTGTTCTCTATCAGGATTAGCTATCTTAGCTTCCCAATGAAAGCCTCGCCTGAAAATTTCACTCGTAATATGATTTAAAGGCGAACGAATTTCTTCGACAGTCATACAAATGGTTTGTAAATCCATTACAAGCTGTTGGCGATAAGCCATCTGATGACGTACCCACGTATTGACAATATGATCTAAGCCAATAGTAGGGGCTTGTCCTGTTTCTCCAGTCGATTTCATCATTTGCAACATATTGATCTGAGAAGATAACTCAGTCATTTGCTGTGCATAAGCTGGAACATCAGGCAGATATTCAGATAATTTCATAATTACTCCTCACTTTGAAAAAGCCCTCTCATACCTATTTTACTAAGACGATTCATATTTTTAACCCTTACTCAAATTCGCAACATCTTGCAAAGATACTAGCTTAACAATTGAATCCATGGCTTTTTCTTTTAGATCATAGTCTTCAGAATGATCGGTTTTCTGCCCTAGTTGTACTTGTAAAGCGTGAATCTCTCTATCTCGATCAGAAATAATGTCATCTAATTCTGTAGTATCCACATCAGCACTAAAATTTGCATGCTCTAAAACCCCTAATCTAGCAGCTTCTTTAATTAATGCAATGAACTCACCTTCGGTAAGTACCTTAACTGCAGGACTATCATCAGGAACCTCGTCATCCACCTGTAAAGTTTTTAACTCATCACTCCAAGTATTTAAAATCCTCCATGTGTGTGTAGTCTCATCTTTACTTGCTACATACTGCACATCTCTATCTCTTAACATGTTTCCCATTACCATAATCTATTCCTCCTAACTCCAATGTGATTCTTTTAATAAAAGCTCACTTAGTTTTGCGGGACTATAACCAACTACTGTTCCATAATCACTTACAATAACTGGTGTAGTTCTATAACCTAAATCAAATAGTGCCTGACGATTCTCTTCTTTAGATATACTTTTCTCTTCATAGTTGATGTTATTGTTTTGTAACCAAATCTTGGTTACCTGACACGGCCCTCAACCAAATGATGTATATATAGTTACCATTTACTTCTCCTTACGCACTTTCCGTTCACATTTATAACACATTCTTGCGCCCTTCTTTACATGAAGTTTCGCACCACACAAGCATTTAAACCAATTTCTTCTAGCCATCTTTGCTCAATACATCACATTCACAATACTCACTTGGATAGGGGACTTCAGAATCAACCTCTCTAGCCGTAGGTAATTTATCCTCCTTATCCAAGCATACCACATGGTCAAGCATATGTGCAACTGTTAATTGGACTGCTAATTGGTCTACTCCATATACACGGCCTTCACTCTCTTCTGCATCCTTATGGATAAGTTCTTTATATTGTTTATACATAGTGAATACCTTATCCTCCTCTTTTAATATACTAGTCATAAACTCTCCTTTTCTAATTAGTTGTGGGTTCAGCTATAGTTACTTCAACATTATCTTCAATTGTTATATTAGATGCTGTTACGGTTGTACTGATTGTAAACTCTTTAGTACTGAACCCATTTCCCATTCCTACCTCATTCAGTAAAATTTCAATGGTGCCTACATTTATTTTTGACAGCACACAATCTCCACCCTTAGTGTATAAGTTCGACAATCTTAAAGTACCTATTTTTCCGTTGACACCTGATGACGGGGCTTGAATCCAGATGCGGTCATAAGTACCGCCATTCGTGACCATTGCGTCAGCTTGCTGATGTCCACCACCTATAGCTCTCATTCTAGAAGTACCGGGACTTGGAGCCAAACTTTGCCCATCGCTGGCATTTCCACGCACTATTAAAGTATGAGCCTGTATATCAGTAAGCGTTAACTTTTTACAGCGAGAGTTTTCAAATATTAAATGTCCAATTTCTAATCGTGTATTCGTACCACCGCTAATCGTATTCCCACTTATCTGTACTACATTGGCCTCTCCAGATGGTAATGCAGACCCGGTAAAAACCGTTCCTACGGACACGTTTTCAATCGTGATCTCCCGAACAGGTGTGCTACCTAAGTCAATTCTCAACGTATTTTCAGAATCACTATAACTAGTAGGAACATCTAATGGAGCATTATTGCCTATAACAGAGGCTGCGTAAACACCGCTGTCCCCACGCTCAAAACTTCGTTCCGCAAACATCGTTTCGTTCACCACGACACCACTACCAGCAGCCGTACCAGCAAACAGTAAACCTACCGCCATTTGGGGCGAGAGGCCCATCATCCTGAGGAAACTGTATGGACTCACCAGAATTTTAAAGGTCATCTTCCATTTCGCTGACTCTTCATTCAAGGCAGTTACTTTTACTAGCAACCAGTTTCTCCATATAGATACTCTTTGATATGCCCTAACAGGCGACCTTACTATACCCATAGGGGCCTTTCTTAGATTAAGCCACCAAACTTTAAAATTACGAGCATGTACAAATATTCCCATCAAAAGTAACGTAGATGAAATCGCAACTGTAGCTATTAGATTAGTATGTAAAAAAGTAAGCCAACTCTGCATCAACGCTTGGTCTACACTAATACTTGTACCCTCTATCTGTATCTGATACACCACCCCTAAATACTGCAGAGGATTAATATATAATACAGTTAATCCTAGAATTCCTGCTACAATAAATACGCCTGAAAGGCTGTATTTCATTACTGTCATTAATTTGTTAAGAATAGGTTTAAGATATTTTGTCATCTGGTTATGCCCCCTTATAAGAAGTCTTATTATATTATACTATCTTAAGCCACCAAACATGCACTCCATCCACAGGAAACACATACTTGACAACCCTCTTGCATAATAATTTGGGGTGTTTCACAACACGCAGTCTCAATTTCTTTTGTTCTTGTCCCTTTAACTAATACTTCTTTATCCCGACTTCCTGCTCTATATACAGTAATTCCCTTACATCCTGTCGTCCACGCTAATATATAGGCATTTTTTACATCTTCATTTGTAGCATCAGTATCTAAATTAATAGTCTTTGAAATTCCTGAATCTACATGTTTCTGAAAAGTTGCTTGCATCAATACATGATCCTGAAACGAAATTTCAGGAGCCGTAGTATAAACCTGCTTAACCCAAACAGGAACGTTAAAAATATCTGGAGCGTCCTGCAAAGAACCCCCCTCAGCTAAATAATTCATTAATCCTTCGGAATAAAACTTATATTCTTTCGCATCTTTTTCAAAGTATTTATTAATATAATTTAAAGTTGTACCCTCTAGAATATTCTGCTTCTTCCACACTAACGCAAAAGTAGGCTCAATACCACTAGAACAATCTGCCAACATAGAAATCGTTCCAGTAGGAGCTACCGTTAATCTACAACTATTTCTATATGCCTCAGTTACTTTATTAAAAGAACTTCGCTCCCACGCAGGGAAAGTCCCTCTCATTATCCCTAAGTCTAACGAAGCATGATCAGCCCACTCCTTAATATTACTCATTATTTCATTTCCAATTGTTTTGGCTAGGTCAGAATTATATGGGATACGTAATTGAATTAATAAATCAGCAAAACCCATAACACCTAAACCTATTTTACGAGTAGCCTTTGTCATTGTCTCGATCCCAGATGTAGCATACTCATTTGCATCAATTACATTATCAAGAAAACGTACTGCAATCTGAGTAACTTTTGCTAATCGTTCCCAATTAATTTGAGTTTTCCACGGCACCTCTGAATCTTGAATATCCGTATTCCTAAAAAATTTAGCTAAATTAATAGACCCTAAATTACATGATTCATTTCCAAGCAGCGGCTGTTCACCACAAGGATTGGTTGCAATCATTGGGCCATACTCCTCTATTACATGATTATCTTCATTAATCCTATCTAAGAAAACCATTCCAGGCTCACCATTCTTCCATGCTCCAGCAATAATCTTATTAAAAACCACTCTCGCATTCAATGTACCACTAATAGTATTATCATAAGGATTAATTAAATCATAAGATATATTGTATTTCACATAATTCATCCATCGTGAATCAACACCAACCGAAATATTAAAATTATGAATATCACCTTCAGTAGATTTACAACTAATGAATTCCAATATATCAGGATGGTATACTGACATAACAGCCATATTCGCTCCATCACGTTTACCTCCTTGTGTAATCATAGAAGACACTCGTGAAAGAGTCTTCAGGACTTCAATTGGCCCACAAGCAATTCCATGAGTTGTTCTGATTTTTTCTCCTCGTGGTCTAATAGAAGATAAAGCAAACCCAGTACCACCCCCAAACTTCTGCACCATAGCAGTGTCTGTTGCGGCTTTCATAATCCCTTCCATAGAATCTTCCAAAGGCAAAACAAAACAAGCACTGTACGTTCCTTGTCCAGTTCCAGCATTCATTAGGGTAGGAGAATTTGGTAAAAACTCTAAACTAGACATTATATCATAAAAGTCTATTGCCGACAGTTTAGTCTCAACATTAAGCGTACCATATGTTCCTTCAATAGCCGCTATCTCCGTAGCTACACGTCTAAATAAGCTGGATGCATCTTCTTTTATCTGACCATTTTGCTTTTTTAAATAGTATCGTTTCTTAGCTACGACTTCTGATTGAGGCGCGAGAGTAACTGTACGCACATCTGTTATTACCATAAAATCCTCCTCGTTATAATTTACCTCTGAATCCGCAATATATACATAAATTTCTTTCTGGCACCCAAAAGTCCTGTGTACATACAGATTCTGTACAATTAGGATTAGGTGCTTCTACTAGTCCCTTATCTTCTGCAGACTCTGCGCCCCACACCAAGGTAAATCCTGATGGTGTCTCTATACCTTTCTGTAAATCATCTGAAAAATTTTCTTCAGATGTTTTTTGCTTTTGACGCAATGTATCAGAAATTGATATATTAGTACTGCGCTCTGTGTCTTCATTAGGGGATACCGCATCTACCCAGTCTGTTACACTTCCAAGTGTTGTATATGTTGATTGTGTTGTTTCGTATAATGCCTGTAATGCCAGTGCAATTGAGAAAAAAGCATCTCCATGTCCCATAGGAGTCTCTGGTGCCTTTAACTCATTATTAACTGATAATATTTGTCCTCGCTGACGTTCATCCCTAATCAGTGATAAATTACCTGAATGAACATATTTTTCAAAAATCTGGGCCATGGTATTCTTCGCCTTTAAAGTAAAATGCATAGGATACCATGCCCGATCTAATCCTCTATCTTCTAATTCACCTCGTGTATTATCTATATATCCTTTCGTAATTTTAAAGTTTTCTGCCACCTCATTTAAATATTCAACTTGATCTGAAAAAGACCAGCCATCTAACCACGATTGATGAATCTGTTCTATTCTTGACCCTATCTTTTTAAACAGTACTAAATGAGAAGGATGTCTTTTCTTTCCAATATCAAAGCCCCCAAAAATTTCCTCCCCACTTTCTAGTTCATACTTCTTTGTTGCAGGAAAACTTCGTAAATTTTTATCTTCGCACTTCTGAATATCCTCACCCTCAAAATATGATTCTGAAGAAAACTGTGGAACCAACAGAAATTCTGAGGCAAAGGATTTTGGTCGTGCTTTCTGTTGTTCTAGTAACCACTTCTCATCATATAGCTCTGGCATCAAAACCCGTCTATCAGGAACGGGGTCTAATGCTGGAAGAACTCTAGATATAAATCTATCATCTTTTTGTAGTTTTGTCAAGAGGTCTCCCGGCATCATTGGAGTTCCCAAGACAATTACTGGTACACCCTTTAATGGAATGAACATAGACTCT